ATACTTCCATCTTGGGCCAGATAGCCTTTATACGTTTTACCGTAGAATGATCTGGCTGTTGTTGAGCGGTCATGGTTATACCAGTCCTCTCTATAAAAGAGGTCATATCGGTAGTATCTTCACGGTTGCCAGAGGCATTCCTATATAGTTTCGTATCTGTGGGGGATGCCATGACTAGCACATTCTCAGACTGTGACCATGTTGTAGTCCAAGTGCCTAACGCACTACTCCAAGTTGGAACCGCCGCCGCCCATGTTGTAAATGAGTTCGGGTCATTTTCCGTACCGTAACCGATATGCGCTAGATTGGGTAAATCTCTAATAGTAAACGCTTTGTTAGTCCAGTTCCAAACAATAGCCTTATTGCATTGGTTAGTGGCACTCTCTGGTGTTGGAAAGCAAGCCCACATCTCTGTGTTGCCGTAGTCTGCAACTACAAAAGAACGATTAAAATTAGAACCATCTATATTATCAAAGAGGTAGTCTTTTATTTTATGTGGGAGTATTGACTGTATCCGTTGACCATCATTTATATAAACATCCCCATTACCAAGTATGAAGTGACCACCATCAAACTCAGCCACGCAGTTTTTAGCCAGAGCGCCAACAGATGGGGATAACTGCTTAAACGAAAATATAAACGGGGTTCCTACATAACTCATTATGTATACAGAATCCTCTTTATAAATCATAAACGAATCGCCAAGAGGTAGGCCGTCTAAAATTCTTCCTTTTGTGTCCTCTAAGGAGTATTCGCCAGCATCAGTCACGGCTGAAGTTTCATCCCACGAACTAGGAACAGTCTGTATACCAGCCTCTGTAGACCACTTGACAACTCTGGTAAAAGGAGTGTCGGGGGTGGTGGATGAATCGTTTATGTTAAGAGCGATCAGGAAGGATTTAAACGCTCTTAACGAAGTGCATTCCTTATCCGCAGGCCAGTTAGTCAAATCCGCCATCAAGGTTGAGGTAGACGGCACACCGTTGGTTAAGGCCCAAAACTGCGGGTCATCAAAACCGTTAGCCATAATAAGAACTCCACCCAACACGGTAGATGACCAACCCTCGGCGGCTGTCGCATTGTACGCGCCAGAGGAACGAGTGATATCACTCCAAGTTGTTCCGTTATGAACATGGATAGCGCCAAGGCCAGCAATAATCCAATAAGAATTGGCTCCAGATTTTAATTGAATTATATGGTATGGCGCAACTGGGCAGGTAGCCATAACCTCCGCATACCCCGGAGTCTTTACAATAGCACCGTGTTCAGACCTGATATTATTACCATCTGACCAAACATTGGGGGGCAACTGCCAAGCATTAATATCCTTGACAATCCCAACCTCCCCAACATTATCTACAGCAATTAACGCCATTAAATGTACCTAACGTGATATTTGTCTACTTCTGCATCAGGAGCGGTAGGCCAGCCCCAGTTGGTTTTATCTACAGTCCTGTTGTACGTTTCGGTTTCAGGGCCGATTGTTTCCACACCTTCATCATAGGTTGACAGGTATCGTTCTTCCTGTATCGGATGGTTCTGGAAGTTACGCACTGCATCTACTGATGCGAACGCCTCTACTCCAGACTCAAGGGAATTGCCGTGAGCGCGCACTTCGTTACGGTATGTACGCCATTCATCAGACATAGCAGTACCACCGTCTGCCTCCCTTATCACTCTCCAATCTGAAGATGACAGGAGTGACCCGACATGAGCATTGATCTTAGAAATCAACTGCTCTTTCAGTTGCTCTACGTCTTTCTCTGTAGACTCGTAGGAGATCACCCATTCGCCGTCAGTGAAGGTGTAGGACTCTCTGCCAGTGTTGAAATAACGGCTGTCAGGTACGTCTACCCTTGCTGGGGCGATGCCTATTGCCAGTAGTTCTGGTTTAGTCCACTTGCGGAAGATGCTTGCAGGGTGTTGTATGCCATTCACGGTTATGCCGCGAGGCGTTTTAATTGTTCCAAATGTTTCTGAGTACCACATAATTACCTCGCGTTAGAGTATTTGAATGGTGATTCGGCAAATGCTATGTATAACATGTCTTCGTCAGATTCACTAAACCCAGTTGCAGCCTTTCTTATCTTCCAACCATTAGATACAAAATCTATAAGTTGTGCTGATAGTTCAGTACTGATCGAATCAGGATAAAGATATAGATTTGTAACATTATAGGTATTTCTCTTGTTGTCATAAATATACCAGTTATCTCCAGAAGCACTATATTTTTTTATTATTAAACAGGCTGGCTTAAAGCCAGTATAAATAAAAGTCCCGTCTACATTCCCATTCCCAGTATACGATCCTACCTTGCTGTAGCCTTCTACGGAATGGAAACAGTAGGCTATGTATTCATCAGTATTTGTATTTACATCTCCCGCATCTTCAACAGTGAATACCGATGAAGATGGAGCAGTAGAATCCCACATTTGATTATTAGTATTCTCAGCCGCAGTAGAACTTAACGTAATGTAATAAAGCCAACTGGTTAAAACGTCACTACCGCACTGCCATGCAGTTGAGCCTGTTGTTCTGTTTTTTACAATCAGCAACTCTGGGGCAGAACTTAATCCATGACCAACCGTAGCCGTAGAACCAGTGCCGGTGTAACCAACTATTGAAAATCCAGCCGTAGTATTCGCACTAACTGATGACGTTATAGACCCATCAGTATTGGATACAGCCGTTCCGCCTGCCTTCCAGTTCCACGCTACATAATCATCACCAGATTCGTTCCACCAGTTTGCATTGCTTGATCCCGCTATAACAGTGAAACCATCAGAGTCAAACGAATCAATCCAGCCATTATTATTATCTGTATATTCAGCATCATTTACTTCGCTGGATAAAACCTCATTACCACCTCTAACCGAATCTACTAAAGTATAACCCCAAGTGTCATCTCTATTCTTAGCCCAGACAAAATCAGGTTGAAATCCAACACCAGTAAATGCTCTGCCACCAGAATCTCCTGTCCAGAGTATTGAGTTAAAGTGGCCCGTAGGTAAAGCAATCTCAGGTGACGGCAAATTTGAGGTGCAAAGGGACATTGTAGAGTCAACGCCAAGCGGTGTGTTTGTCCATTCGTCTGATGCAAATCTTCCTACACCAGCACCACCATTATATCCTCCAGCAACAAAATGCATTTCACCAGTTAAACCAGTCTTTGCTGGTGTTCCTGAATTCATGGCTGTGCCATTTTTATAAAATACTAAATCACCATTTGCTTTCCGCCACACACCTATAACATCATCATCTGTAAAACTAACGCCATAAGAACCAGAACTGCTTTGGTCAATAAAATTACCATCTTCTCTTATTACATAAGCATTATTATAAGTTGTATTGCTGGCGTCTTGTGATGCTGTACCATCTTCTATACCTAAAGCAAAATCAACACCACTACCTAAAGTGGATGTCATCTTTACTTCAAAGAAACCATCCGTACTAACTGGTATAGCAATTGTAGACCTTGCTAATTCCCTAGCCGTGCTTCCGCTATAAGTTATTGCTAAATTACCCTCACTAAAAGTCGTAAAGCCATTACTTGCTACATCTAATGGATTAAAAACTGCGTGATTATTCGTGGGACTATCCACCATCTGATCTGTAGCAACCAGATTGGTTACAGAGAAATCGTTTTCATTACCAGAACTGTCCGCGCCAATGCCACCATCAAAGTCTGAGTGGATCAGGAGCATGGTGTTAGCGTCTGCGGTGAATTCTGTGGTGGATGGGGTGAAGGTTGTGGTGTACCGCGCTGAATCGGAGATTCTTATCTCGTCCATGTAGCCACTGTATAAGCCGCCGTATGAGGAACTATATTCCCTTGCACCTACGGAAAGATTATCTCCCGACATATCTGCCAGAGCGATGGAACTGGTGGCTGTAGCCACAGAAGTACCATCCCGAAAAATCTCCCAATCATTGCCATCGCGCACTAGAGCAACATGAGTCCATGTGTCAGCACTCCACCCGGTAAGCGATCCCTGCTCAATTACAGGCGATGTTAAGGTTGTCGCATTTTCGCTATAAAAGTACGGGCCATTGCTACTGCTCCCACTCCCATCAAAACCAAAAACCCACCGATTGTCATCATCTTCATAGTTGGCGATGAACACTTGGTCAGAAGTGGCTGTGCTGTCTAGCCTTACCCATGCCTCAAGAGTGAAACTACCAGTACCGAAATCAAAATCTGTTTGGCCACTGTTGGGTACAGTTAAATAATCACCCGTGCCATCAAACTTTATAGAACTGTCACCAACCTTGCTCTGCGCTCTTGTGTTGGTTACATCACCGTTAGCGGTTATGGTGTGTCCACCTGAGCCTGTAAAAGAGGTTACCGTAGTGCCGTCATCAATAATAACGATGCCTGAACCACCGTCACCGCCTTTTGTTATTGAACTATAACCGCCTCCTCCACCGCCAGCACCAAGATCATTAGTACCGTCTGAGCCATCTTCACCACCGCCGGTAGTTCCACCCCCAGCGCCGCCGCCGCCAGAACCGCCTGCACCGCCAGTAGTTTCTGGCCTTGAACCCCCGCCTCCGCCGCCCGCGTAAGTTACAGATGTGCCGGAAATACTATTTGCTCTACCAGCACCACCAACAGCGGGTACTGGAGTCGATGAATCATCAGGACTATCTACAGCATTTGCACCAACTCCACCAGCGCCGCCGCCTCCGCCGCCTGTGTCATTGCTTGCGTATTTATAACCACTACCGCCATCGTTTCCGTAGCCAGTGCCACCGCCAGAATCTCCTTGAGTTTTTGAACCACCCACCTGACCCCAAGGCCCACCAGAATAAGTCCACCAACCTAATCCTCCGCCACCCGAGCCTCCGTCATGGCCTAAACCTCCAGAAGTATACGGAGAACCTCCTGTGGGAGCGGAACCATTACAGCCTCCACCCCCTCCTCCAACAGCGGTAATCGGGCCAGCACCTACCCCGGAAGAATCAAAAATAGAATCGCTACCGTTGACGCCAGCATTGGCGCTGGCAACTGCGCCAGCACCACCAGCACCAACAGTAATATTGTAGGTGGTTGATGGTACTACAGTATACCCAGAGTGTTCTACCAAACCGCCGCCACCGCCACCGCCACCGGCGGTGAAACCCCCGCCACCACCGCCGCCAACTACTAAAACCTCAACAGAAGTTACGCCTGCCGGACAAGTCCAAGTATAAGTGCCAGCACTATCAGTAAAACTAGCCGCCAGTTCCGTGGATGAGTATTTCTGGTAGAACCCGTTAGTGCCGAATGTCAGATCAGATGCGTCTATGGGTTTCCATTGCCCAGTTGCGGTATCTGTTTCGCCAAAGGATGATGCGTCTAGGGC